ACCCAGATGTATGAATAGAACCATTCGCATTTGTTGTTCCATCTACATTTAATATTGTCTTCATATCTACATTTGTTACATCAAACAACTGCGCACCACTCGTTTTCCTCTGCTCCGTCTTACCCCACATGGCAAACCGCACAACCGGCGCTCTCGAACTGTCAGTTACCTTTATACCCCCCCCAGAAATTTTCTGACTAATTAGGGCTTGCTGGATATTCACCAGCTTGGCATTCAGTCGCTCTTCCATGTTCCGGATATAGGTTCCGGTATCTGCCACATAGCTGACTTCCATGTGCGCCCCGGCATCGTTTGTGATAACGGTGGTCGGGCAGTTGGTGTGGAGAGAGGAGTAGGCGGCGAGTTCTTCGGGGGTGAGGTCGCGCTCGATGGGGGTAGCGAGGATATATAAAATTTTAAAAGATTTGTCTGTTAAATAATTTTTAACTCCTTCATTTGTTGTTCCAGCAGATATTGGAAGCCTAACTCGTAAAAAATTCGCCCCTGAAGTATATCCGCACGAAACTTCATCTGTTACAAATATATCCTCTCTGCACGCTTTCAATTTGTCGCATAATAATGGATTTCCGCTAAGCGTACTGCGATTAGAAGCATCTTCAATTTTAATATCAACGAGAATACTGTTTTCATGTTTAGCGGATGTATCAATACTAAAATTTGTTTTATCGTTAAATATAAAATCTTTCACCCTCTGCACATACTTCTCTCTCCCCAAGTCCACCTCATCACAAATGTATTGCTGACCATTTTCATCTGTGTAGTTGCCGTCTTTGCTGACTGGCACGCCGGGGAGACCGTTTGGAGTGGCGAGAGTTAGGGATTGTGGCTCGACGTAGGGCGTGTAGGTTTTTATATCGCCCACGGCAAACATATATTCCAGACCGTCATCTGGGCTTAGTAAATCATAAAAGCCTTTAACGTCTTTATTTCCGATAGACCTACAAACTCTGGTTTGTCCTGCGTTAATAGAGAACCATACGTTCGAACCGTCAGTTGCAGAAAATTTGATATTTCCACCCTGCGACGGCTTCCCGTTCGTCATCAAGGTCATTACTGTATTGGATTTTAAAGGAAATTCATAATAGGTGTTATATGAATTCGGTTTTAGCAGGTTCCTCCCCGTCACCTCAACCGTAATACTTCCACCCTCACCGGCATTCACAATCGGCACTGGATTTTCCACACTCGGCGTCCCATCCTGCGTGCTCTTCCCGAACACTCTCAGCCCCTCAAATAGCTTGTCGGAGCTGTCTGTCAGGGTCATAGTCTCACCCTGCGCGGTTTCAATAATGGCATCGGCTTTCTTTTGGCTCAGGGCTTCAATTCCGGATTTATTCGCCGCAATCTGCTCCCGGTCAGCCACAATTCCAGCAGCAGCATCCTGCACCCTCTTGGTCTGTGTATCGCCCTCTGTAGTGACTGCCTGAATCGCTGTAGTCTTAGCCTCGGCAACACCACTGACCGCCTGTGTGCCTGCCTGCTGTACCGCTGTGGTCTGTCTCTGCCCTTCTGCGGAAACTGCCTGCACAGCTTCCTCTTGAGCCTGTCCAACGGCATTAATCGCATTCTGGGCAGCCTGTCCAAACTGCAAAGCGGTATTTTCTACCGCCCGCCGGTCCGCTGCTACTGCCTGCCTGTCAGTATCCACCGCTTCCCGCAGCTGTTCCACTGCCTTGTGGGTCTCACTTACCTCGGTCCGGTCCCTCTCAACCTCTTCCATGGCTGCCTCTGCACCTGCCTCTGCACTCTCAGCGGCGATCTGTGCCTCTTTTGCGGCGGTACTGGAACGTTCTGCTGCCTGTGCTGCTTCGGCTGCATTCTGGGCGTTCTGGGCGGTCTCTGTGACCATCTGGGAGACTGCCTGCTTGTCTTTCGCAACTGCTTCCGCATCCTGCTTTACCTGCTCGGCAATCTGCCCGGCTCCGGAAATCTCACCCTCAATTTTGCCGGCTGCTGCTTCCGCTGCTTTCTGAGCGGCTTCGGCTCCTTCCCTTGCTGCCTCTGCCCGGTCTGCAGATGCATTTACCGCCTCAATGGCTTCCCGGAAGAGTTCTGCATCTTCCGGCGCGTCAAAGGCTTCCGGCTTTGGTCTGCACTTCACCTGCATGGAAATCCGTTTAATGGTCTCACCGGATGTCTTATCTGCCAGGTAGATCCATACATAGATTTCATAGGTTGCTCCTGCTGCCTGATTCTCCAACAGGCTATCCGGAATGACTACCTCTGTCACACCGTCCGTGGTGGTACCTACTCTGGTAATGGCATCCCCGGACTGTTCTGTCAGAGCGAAATGGATTTCTACCGCTGTGGGCAGTTTCAATCCTTCTATCCGTAGCCTCTGCCCGTAGTCCCACTGCCAGAGGCCAGTAGCGCGGGCATAGTCGCTGTTATCTGTAAATACTGCTGTTATCATGTTTACCTCCGTTGCGATGTCGCAAACTGAAAAAAGGGTATAAAAATACCAGGGATAAATTCCCTGGCTTAACGCGAATTCCAATATTCTATTATTATCCAGACCAGATAAATGACTGCCAGCACTATTCCAATAAGCAGCAGCGCGGCCTTAATTTTAAAATATAACTCCATCCATCTGTCTCCTATCAAAATACCACCGGCCTGCTGACTGGTGGTTATTAATTGTCATGGTATTTGCACATCTTGCAGATTTCTTTCCATTTACTGTTTTCTAAAATAGCTTCACTCAAAACAGTTTCTTTTACAGAGCCTTCACATGCATCCACAATCACAACACATTCCCCGATATCAATTTCTGTTTCAAGAATAGGACATTTAATCATTTTCCAATACCTCCAATAGACTCCTAAATTTCTCGTCATATTCATTCGAACTATATGCGGTACTGATTGTCTTTTCCTTTAAATTTATTACAGATGCACCGTTTCGAGAAATATAAATAGTTACATCTCCATTCCATCTGCTGTACGCCGCCACGGCTTCATTTACCCATTTCTGAGCCTGTTCCTTAGATGTTCCATGTTTTCGGTCTTTATTTATGTGGCTTTCCGCAAAAACATAATCCGATAAGTCAATACGATTTATTTTTTTTATTGGTTTCCCTTTGATATTTAATTTCTCGGCATCCGAAATAATCTTTTCGTATCGCCTAACATCTTTATACTCCTGTTGTAGAATCTTCCATTTCTCACTATCAGTATACTTCATTGTTTGGAAAGAATCCAGAGTTTCAGGCGCATCCTTACCTAGTATTTTTCGGTATCTTTGGAACTGCTCATTATCTGCCTTTTTATTTCGCTGCTTCCGCTCTGCCAACAGCTTATCTGGATTCTTTTCAACATACTGCTCATGCCACTGATTGTAGGTCATATCCGCCGGAACCATGTATGTCTTTCCGGTCTCTGGGTCTCTGGCTACCCTTTCCAGCCTATCTGTTGGCTCATCATCATAATGCGGGACATCCGTACAGCGACAGAGCGGGTGGAACGGCGGCATGTTGACGCCTGTGACTTCCTTCCCAACTTCGTACACATTACCGTCCAGTTCTCCGCAAATCTCACAAGTCTTACTGTCGAGAGTTGCTAAAATCTCGTACTTTTCCACCCCATCCTCTTTGTATCCTGCGTGAGTAGCCTCGCTCATCAGGAAGGATGACTCTGTGTGTAGCAGCCGGTATGCATCAAACTTTTTCGACTGCATCTTTTTGGCAAACTCTTTTGTCAGGGTAGACGGGTGTTTGCCCTGAATCAGCATTGTGGTCACTGCCTCTGTCAGCTGCGTTTGCAGGTGGTCTTTCTGTTTCCAAAGCCTGGAAGAGAATACTGCACCATTAAACGGGTATTCCAGCAATTTTTCCACTATTCGAGGTTCCACCTGTGCAAAAGCCTGATGAAATCCGTGGTACTGGTCGATACTGTACCATGTCCGGTAATAGGTATCCTCATAGACTTCCTGCATGGCCTTTTCTGATTCTGCCTGATAATCAATCGCGTAGAGCTGTCTGAGAATTGCATCCACCTGCATCTCAAGAGCCTGATAACGTGTCACTCTGGCCTTTAAGGACATATCATTAACCTGTTGGTTATATTTTCCAATGTTATCCATAGCAAGCGCAATAAAATCATCAAGCTCTCCCAGCTCCTCTGCATTAAGCCGCTTCTGAGCCGCTGCGAAGGATAAGCTGTTTTCCTCTGCATACCGGAAATAGAAAGCCTCTATCGTCTTTTGCAACTCCCTTTTTGTCTGGTTAAATGCTTTTTCCAACCGCTTAAAGTATTGATTAACCTGCATCTCTCCGGCCTTGTACATGGCCTCCTGCCGCTTCCGCCAGTAATCCACTACTCCTCACCGCCCTCTGGGAACATGTCAGATAACTCAGCCTTTTCCGCCTCACGCTGGGCATTTAACCGGGCAAGTTCCTCTGTTGCATCCTCTGTCCACGGATGATTTTTTATAATCGTCTCGTCTGAGATGATACCCTTGGATGCTGCACAGTCAGTAATTGCCTGGCTCTCGTTAATAGCAATATCCCGGTTAAACGTCACATCGATTTTACAATCCGGATAGTTTCCGGCTCCTGTCAGCTCCAAATATCTGCACACAAACCAAAACAACTCCCCCATGCCCGCCTTAAAAGCATTTTCCAAACGATTGCACTTAAGATCCAGTCCGGAATAAATAAATTTAAGGGCGATACCAGACGGACTATTGCCCAGCCTGTCACTGTTTTTATCGACCCCCTGCCCGAAATCGTAGATATCTTTTTTCAGCGCCTCAAAGTCCTCCTTGGCCGCCGTGATGTCGATTGGTGTGCTTAGCGCTTCTGCACCGCCGTCCTCATCCAGGGAGATAGCCCGGAAGTAGTTTAAATCCCGCATAAACTCACCCAGGTCATTTCCACCATACCCCTTTAACGCGTAAACAATGGAACTTAACTCGTCGAGCATGTTTGCCACATCGGAGCGGCCCTTGTCATATCCGTCAATCAGGGTTTTGATGAATTTAAGGTCCGGCAGTTCGTAGTCGTTATTTTTGAACGGCACAAATGGGACCTTCCCCCAGCTCTCCGGAAGACCACCTACCAGAAAATGCTCCTGGAACTCGCCGTCCTCAATGACTGCATCCAGATACCTCTCTGCATCCAGACGTAAATCCCAGCCGTCTCCCTCAGAATCAGAAACATAATAGGCTACACCATCCGCAGTCCAATACTCTACTTTTGTAACAGTCTTTTGCTCCTGCCCCTCAATGACATCCAAATTGTAAAACCAGATGAATCCGCTCATTTCTTCATGGTCGTTATCTATCCAAAGTGGGATCGCTTCCTCCGGCCTGACAATCATTGTCTTAAACTGCCCTGTCTCATCGATGTATGGATGCAGCCAGGAGATACCGCCGTTACTGGCTGACACGCCAAGACGCATCAAGCGCTTACTCTGGAAGGATTCTCCAAGGATTGCCTTCACCTGCTCTAAAAACTCTTCGGATTCCTCGCAAGTGAGCGTATATGGCTTGGATAACAGGTAATTCACCTTATCCTCTACCAGAATATACATGAATCCGTGCGCTCTCTTGTTGTTGGGCTTTGCATTATCAATTATCTTTTCAATTTCTCCGGTTGCTTCGTTTTCCCGGTACCTATACTTCTTCCGATTCATGATTTCCGGATTATCCACACGATAATATGCGTCACCGTCCATCATCCATTTACGCTCTGCTGATTTTACAAATTCATCCATGTACAGCCGGCACAGCTGCATATTTGTCATCCGGTTTTTATCCGGGTTAAATAATATATCCATCTATTGCACCTCATTTTAAAATCCGGATGCCCGGACGCATTTTAATTATTGTCATACACAGGTAACGCACAGCATCAAGCGCGTGGTCATGCTCTTTCACCGGCTTATCCTCGCCCTTTTCCGCTGCTTTTGCATCCCAAATATAGGACGCAAACTCTTTTATCAGATTGTCGCAGTTTTTATTAATCAAAATAGCACCCTGGTTTAATAGCGTAGCCACAAACCGGATGCCATCTAAAACATCGTTTTTTGCTTTTTTGACCTTAAAGCCGTCTTTTTCCAACTGCGCTTTAAAGGATGCCGCAGCAGGATCCAGCACCACAAAACGGATACTCTCGCCATGCAGCCAGTCTTTTAAATCCCTGGAGAACTCTGCATCTGTCTTTTGTCTTCCTTTATCTCTGCCGGAGTAATAATACTCCCGCCTGCAGTACCATTTCTTATCAGCTCCTTGCTGCCAGAGCAGAAAAGCTGTTGGGTTCTGGGTACCATAGTCACAGCTGACATACTTATCGCCAACCCAGAAATCATGCCCTGTCCTGGCTTTGTATGCAGCCGCCAGAGCCTCTGTATCAACCGTATGCTTGTCGGGGTCAAACATGTCATAGATAACACCCTCAGCCATTGCCCAGAGCCCCATGATATAACGCTTGAAGAAGACACCGGTATACATGCTCCGATACCTGGCCTTAATCTCTTCTGACAGGCTCAGATTATCGTCCATGGTAAAATGGACATACAGCAGCTTTTTAAGGTCTGGTTCCTTTCCTGCGGCCTCTGCTTCAGCTTTTATCCTGGCAACCTTTTTCTTGCCCAGATATCCAATAGCTTTATCAATCCAGTTTGTCTTAAACCAGTGATAGGGTCCATCTGGGTTGCAGTTAAACCAATACTTCGACCCGCTCACAGAGCATCGGCCCGTTGCCTGATTTACAAAGGATTCCGGCATCAGAGCGACTTCATCACAGAACAGGCCCGCCAGAGTAATACCCTGTATCAGATCCTGACTGCGCTCGTCCTTACCGCCAAAAATGTAAAAATAGTTGGTGACTGCTCCGCGGCTTATTTCCACCAGATTATCTGCCCGGTGGTCTACAACCTGATACCCGCGGCTCTTAAGCATCAGCTTGAGCCAAAACAGCACGTTTCTTCGAAAGGATCCGATGGTCTTACCGCACATGGCGAAGTTTTGACCGTTAAAGGCGCTCATGGCCCACATCACAAACGACAGTGACATACACACCGTTTTGCCGGAACGAATCGCTCCATCTGCTATGATGCCGTCATAATCCCTCACAGGACTGTTTTTAGTCCACCAGGTAAGAATTTGCTTCTGCCGGCGCGAGAACGGCTGAAACTGAAAGACCTGCACCTTTGTCAGGATTCCTCTCTGCCCTTTTAGGCTTTCTACTTTGCTTTTTAACTCTCTAATCTTGTCTCGAATCATCTGCATCACTCCACAACTCTCCAACTTCAGCATTTAGTGCTTCCAGGAAGCCGTCATCTTCTATCTCAGCCTCCTGGCCTCCCAGCTTAAGGGCCTGCAAATCAAGCCGCATCAGCTCGATTTCTAAGCGAGCATCATCCACGCCATACCGATGCAGCGAATCAATGGCGGCCTGCTTTCGGGCCTGTACACGGGTCAGCGCGTCCTCTATGTTCTGGATCTGCCCCAGCGTTGCACGGTCCTCACTCAAATCCGTCATTTTGCCTTTTTCAATTCCGGTCTTTTTTGAAACCGTTGTAAAATCAGCCTGCCGCAGATTCTCGATGCGTTTTAACATCCGGCGTTCCCGGACAGTCAAGAGCTGTATCTCCTGGAGGAGAAGCTGCTCTTTGTCCAGCGAAACTGCCTCGGCCAGCATCTTCTCTTCTGGATCCAGACAATCAAAAAAGAGAGTTTCAAACTCTCCTGTCGTTACTGCATTTTTATTCTGTTCAGGCGCCCCATAACCGGCTGCATTCTGATTTCCTGGCTGACCGCCTTTTTTACGTTTGGAACGTTCCGTATTCTTTTGGAGCGTTCCATTCAATTTCTGGTCCCATTTATCCTTAGATTTCCATCCTCGAATCGTTCCCGATGATAAATTTAGTTGACTTGCAATCTCAACTAAATCAATGCTTCCACCGGCTTTCTTAAATATTTCAAAGGCTTTGTCCCGATTAGGATCCCTGGCTCTTCCCACTCACCACCACCTCTCATTCGTTTGTTTTTTGGGGTATAGAAAAGAGCCGCACGGTGGCGGCTCAATATCGTGATACTCTACTTAAAATTATATTCTACTTCTTCGAATACTTTCTTTTAACTTTTCTTCTTCATTACTATCTATTGGCTCCCAAATTTCTTTCTTAACTTCATTCTTGTCTTCCAAAAACAATCTGATAATTAAGCTTACAAATCTATAAGAATTTGACGCAAAATAAAACAACCACCAAATCCACAATAGTATTATACCTTGCTTAAACCACTCAGAAAAAATATCAGACAGAAATAATATACATGATATAAATACTACTATAAATCCACTTACAATTATCATTCGTAAATTGAAAGAAAATGCCTTTTTATCAATATTGTCGATAAAATATTTTGCCAATGTAAATTCCTTTTTCGAGGTAATAAAAATTGGTAATAAAAATCCAAATACACCGATTATCAAAGATGCAAAAGAAATTATTGCCTCTAGCATCGAAGTGAAATTCTCACTCTCAGTAATATAGGAATAATTTAATATGTCTCCTCGGACCGCCATATAAATACTCCAGTATATTATACATGCCACAGTTGGAATTACAAGTGAATATATCCCTCTCCATATATCAATGATTTTATTTTTTCGGTTTTTCACCTTATCGTTCACTCCTTAAAAGATTCAAAACCTTAGCCCTGCTTCTCTCTCTATATTGTTTAGCCATTCGTTCTACCATTTCATGAAATCCCAATTCACCTCTTGTTGGAACCGTAAAATAAAGAACATCATGAACTAAATTATCAAATAAATCGAATATTTCTGACTTTTGGTCATCTGAAAATTTGACTTTTGCAGCACTTATGCTATCTCTATTTCTTGCATCTCGAATATCTGAAATAGCTTCTTGAATCGTATTGGCATTTAATTCCTCTCCTCTAGCATAACCTAAACCTATTTCTAAATGAGCCGTAACGCACTCAAGTTCATTGCAAGCATCAAGAACTCTCTCAAAAGCTTTTGAATTATATGCTCTGAAATTCCGTATGTTGGCAAATCGTACATCTAATTTCAAAAACGAACCTTTTTGACCAACATACTCAAACTCATTACTTATAGGTCTAAAATAACACAATTTATTAGATTCATTAAAAGAGTTTATGTAACTCTCAATAGCTGCAACACCATATCCGCCTCGGTTTCTTTGAACCATCACGACATTGATTTTGGAATCGTATAATACTACAGTATTCCGGCCAATATACTCATCATCTTCTAAGTCTATGTGCTGAGCCCGCTCACTCTCTCGAACAATGTATGTGTTACTTATTTCTTCCATGCGCATGAAATTTAACGCATAAAACTGCTCATCATCAGTTAAATCAATGTTCTCAACCCTTCCTTTAATATTATTTACTTCTCTTACTCTCTCATCAAATTTCCCAAAATCACTATTAATCTTACTTATCCATTTCCGCAAGTCATACATATATTCTGTTTTTGTTGAATCATCCAAACAGCACACCTGAAAATACTGAAATTCAATAGCAACTGTCTTTGCCATAATACTCTCCAATCCGACATTTTTCTACATTATACCACATGCCGTAATGAAAAATCTTTCCAAATATGTTCTTGGGCATTTGTATATTATGTTGCGTAGCTTACAAACACTCATTTCTACATTTGCATTTTAGAACATTTGTTCGATTTTTGTAAAATACCAATAAGTTATGACTATCTATTTTTCTATAACAAAAAAACACCCTCTTACGAGGATGCCTCTCTGTCATGCCTGGAATGTCTGGGTGGAGATCCCGAAACCAGAACTATGACGGTCTTTAGGTTTCCCACGGCGCCGTCAAACCAAATCCCCCACCAGGCTGTAACACCTGGCAGGAGTATATTGAAAAGGAGGATCACAATTGCGGGGGATGGATTTGAACCATCGACCTTCGGGTTAAAAGTCCGACGAGCTGCCAGACTGCTCTACCCCGCATTGCTGCCCTGGAGGCTAACCAGGGCGATTAGAGATGGCGTATTATGACTAGCCCAGGTGTGGGCCAATCGACCGCTGGCTGTGACACCGGGCGGTCGCACATCACACATTGAGGGGATAATCCGGAAGCCGCTGGCTGGATGCCTTTGGCTTCATGATACATATTAACATTTTTCTTCGGGACATTGGGGGACATTTTCCAATTTTTTAAAATATCTTTGAATTCGCTTTTTAACGTTCTCATCCGTATATTTTATTTTTCGATTTGGATATTCATTGTTCATGTATTCCGCTGTTTTTACAAATGTCAATCCATCAATAAAATAAAATCTAAACATCGTTCTCAGCTCTGATTTCTGGATGCTGTCTATGTACTCCTCTGCCTGGCAAGTCAGCTCCAAAAGTTCCGCTTCTTTTGCCTCCAACAACGCCCTGTATCGTATTCTCGCGTTTTTCTTGCGGGTATACTCCGGATCCGGAATCCCAGTAATCTTAATCGGGCCAATTGTCAAATCCTTCCTGCTCCCTGTTACGGTATCTGCTACAATCGGCGGTTTCTCCAGGAATTTGTCCAGCTTCATAATTCGCTGCCGTAAATCCTTTATCTCTTCTTTCATCTCGCAATACTGTATCAGCACCTCCTTATCCAACGGCATCACCTCCTAACACGATATTATGATTCCTATTTCGTCCTTCACCTTTTGTTTGAGACAGGCAAGGCTCTCTTCGTCCTTTATCCATGTACCCATATACCCGTCAACACGTCTGAGTGCCCGTAGAACGCGTTTTTTGCCGAAACCGAACTCTTCATGCATTGCAAGCGCAAAACACGTCATAAGGGCCTCTACGCGCTGATTTTCGGTATCCTGGGCAATGACATCAATCAACTTTCGGTTTTCGTTTCGGATTCGGTTCTGTTTTTCCAGTCTCCTACGTTCTGACCGGTTCATCTCCTACCACCTTCTCCCTCTCTCATCCACAACAGTAATTTTCCCCAATACCCGCACTCGGCAGATAATGCACATCAGTTTCATTGCCCGCCGGAAGTTTATTACTTCCTCCGGCGGTTTATCCGCTCTCTTAATTGCCTTCCCTGCTGTCGGGTCAGGGTAGCCTTCTGCGTTCTTCATCCGGATTCACCTCCTAAATTCCAAAATCCCTCAGTGTCAACTGCATCCTAAAATCATCCAGCCTCTTTCTGGATCTTTGATACATTCCTGGATCCTTTTCAAATCCCACATAACGCACCCCTGCCTCCTCGAAGGCAATCAGGCTGCTGGCGCTCCCCACATGCGTATCCAGCACATTCCACCCTGGCTGTATGTATTTCTGGGTTAGCCAACGATAAAGATTGACTGGTTTCTGGGTTGGGTGGATGCGCTTCTCGTTTAGCTTTTTATTTCCCTGGGCAATCCATCCATCGGATACGCTCTTTCCCTGCATCATCCCGCACCACATATACCGAAAAATTTTGACCGAATCATGCAGGCTGCAGGAAGCGATTTCGCAGTTGGAAAAGCAACTGGCATCATTACATTTATCCCAGACAATCCTCCCCGGCGGGAAGTGCCAGTCAAAATAATTACAGCCAAATACAATCTGATGCTTTGACACCCGTTCCAGTTCCAGGAAATATTCCTCTCCTGGAACCTCCCATGCCTGTAATGATTCATAGATGCGCTGCACTCCTATCGGGCTTACCTTTCGTCCAAAGAACCCTCTCCGTTCCGGACCTGAAAAATAGGGCGGATCCACAATCGCAATGTCAAAAAAATTATCTGGAAATTCTCGCATTCCGTCCATGCAGTCCATGTTGTAATATCCGTAATCCATTATTAATCCTCCTGATACGGTTCTGGTAGCGGCATCCAGGCGATTACATCTGTTAAATAGCATCTTGAATGATTTACCCTGTTGTCATTATGCCATGTATCTTGTCCATCAAAATAAGCTGAGTCGCGCATGTAATTACCACCAACATCTCTCGTAATGTTATATACCCCATTTCGTTTAGGTAATCCTTCTTCTACCGTAATCCATCTCCGGCTCTCTTTCAGCTGTTCTACCTCATTCGGGGTTAATCCGGTATCCTCATATTTCTTCAGCGCCCAGTATAGCGTCATTGCCTCCTCCCGGACGGCTCTGGTATCAAT